TCGATCCCTCCACGCCCGAGAAGGATCGCGAAGGTGACTGGATCACCACGCGGCTTTGTTCGCTCAAAGGGCGAGGCTCTCTGGTGACGATGGGGTTCATTAACCCCGGCTCCATCCTCCAACTCATCGGCCCATGAGCACCCCGCGTTTCGATGCCACCATCAGTCTCGGACATTTGGTGCAGATCCTGTCGCTGGTGATCGCCGGTGCGACGGCCTGGGGCGTGCATACCAGCACTTTGCGCCATCTGGAGCTGCTGCGCATGGAGGACCGCCAGCGCATCGAGTCCCACGATGCCAAGATCAATCTGCTGGAACGAACCACCGATGTCGTGAAGACCGACGTGAACTACATCCGCATGTCCGTGGACGAGATCAAACGCGACGTGAAGGATGCCCGCCGTTGACACGCCGACCGGCGCATGGCGAAAGGATTGTTCACGATCGGGTTTACAGTGGCGGAAATCATCGCCATCCAGGCGAAGGCAAAGCAGTTCCTGCTCGAAGGCAAGACACTGATGGCCTGGGCTGAGAGCGGATCCACCGCAACTAAGCAGTTCCCCATGACTGTGGCAGATACGCTCGATGAATGTGCCCACGCCCTGCGCGTGCTCGACCTGCAAACCTATGGCCGACGTCGCCGCGTTCAAATCAGCCGCATTCCTTTCATCCCGAAATGAGCGTGTTCAAACAACTCGCCGTAGCCTGGCTGCCACGCGCTCTGGTGCCGAAGGCCTGGTCTTCGGTGTATGAGTCCGCGAACCCATCGCCACGACGCGGCCAGGTTCCTGGCGCTGCGCCGCGCGATGCAAAGCTGGATCTCACTGCTGCTACCCGTCGTGAACTGGTGCGGCGCTCGCGTTACCTGCACAAGAACTCAGGCTTCGTGCGCGAACTGGTGTCGAACATGGCGATCTACGCCACGGGCGATGGAATCCGACCGCAGGCGCAAAGCGCCTCACCGGACTGGAACCGAAAAGCGGAAGAGTATTTCAAAACATGGTCTGCCCGTTGCGAGATCACGAGCCGGTTCAGCTTCGAGGAATGCCAGTCGCTCATCTGCCGTGGCATGGACGTGGACGGCGAGTATTTTATCCTGAAGACGCGCAACCGGTTGGGAATGCCGATGCTGCAACTCATCGAGACGCATCGCGTGGGCGATGAAGTATCGTCCTCAACGACCACGGATGGCGTCACGCTCGATGCGTGGGGCGCGCCCGGCAGTTACCGCGTGATCGAAGACACGGGCGCACGCGACGTGCCCGCTGCGCAGATGCTGCATGTCTTTGAACCGGAGCACGCCTCCGCTGTGCGCAACGCCCCCTCCATCCAGCACTCGATCAATCACATCCTCGACGAGATGGAACTGCTCGCGCTGGAGAAGCACGCTGTGAAGGACAACTGCGACGTGACGCGCGTGCTCAAGGTGGAGAGCGGCGAACACGATGACGAAACGGACTTCGCCTTCGACGGTGCCACACCAGGGGACATCGCGAACAGCGATCCCGGTTCCTTGCAGCGCATCACCGGTGGCAAATTGGTCGCGCTCAAGCCCAACGAATCGCTCGACTCGTTCGAGCCGAAGCGGCCGAGCCCGACGTTCACCGGATTCTTGGAACATCTGCGGCGCGATTCGGCGCTGGGCATGATCCCGTATGAGTTCGCAGCGGATTCGAGCAAGATCGGTGGCGCAGGCGTGCGGCTCGTGGTCGCCAAGGCCGACAGGCGATTCTCATTTCGCCAGATGATTCTCATTCAGCGGTTGATCAAACCGGTGTGGTTCTACGTGATCGGCGATGCGATTGATCGCGGCGATCTGCCGAACGTGCCTGGATGGTGGAAGATCAGCTGTGTGACACCTCGCCGCGTCAGTGTCGATGCGGGCCGCGAGGCGCAGCAGAATCGCGCCGACGTCGAGATGGGCCTCAAAACCATCAGCGATCATTACGAGGAGTTGGGTGCGGATTTCGGCGAGGAACTCGAACGCCGGGCGCGGGATGCGAAGATGATCATCGAGACAGCAAAAAGGCACGGCGTGCCACTGGAGATGCTGTGGAAGCCCAGTGGTGGCATTCCGATCTTGCCTGCTCAGGTTAGTCAAAGCGCAGAGTCATCGTCGCGATAACTGGACGACAGCATTTGAGCCCGATTGGCGACCAATCCTGGGTGAGCGAGAAGGTTCTTGCTCAATGCGCCTGCCAGCGAATATGGCACGATCAATTGGAGGCCAAGCCGAAGCACCAGTGAATTTGGAATGGCTTGCGGCCTGATTGCCAGAAGGATTTCGACAGAATCTCTCACCAGCGATGCACCGTCGATGCACCGTCGATGCCCTGTTCCCAAAGTGCTCGAACAATAAGCAGCAAGCCAATCGCTGTGCTGCGGGATCGTCCTGCCCAACAATGAACAAGTAGAGGCCCCGTCTTGGCGCGTTCAATAGCTCGAAGAACACTCTCAACGTGGGTGCTCTTTGGTCCGTGGCCATAGTTGCCAGCTTCGGTCTGCACATCTTCAAACACACAGGAGTAGATGCTGAGGCAGTTGGCCAGGACTGGCTCTGGGTGAAAGGGTTCGCGGATGCTGATCACATGCCATTTGCCGGGTTCTTGCTCGATCAAACTTTCCGCCTGAGCCTGTCCCTTGATAACCAGTTCTCGTTTTAGCGCTTCAACAAACATGATCTTACTATTTGCGGTGTTGTCTGGATGACAAGCCAACTCGTTGACACGCGCCGCCGAGCGTGATCGCCCTCGAATCCTTCCTGTCCCGCCAGCCCTGGCTCATCACCTCCGACGCCTTGAACGCCATGGCCTCGCAGGCCATTGCGTTCTTTGACGGCAAAGCCCCGCCACCCGAGCGCGCGACGCACCCGCTTCTCTCGATTGAAGGCGGTGTCGGCGTTATTGATCTCCACGGTCCGCTCATCAGGCAGCCGGACATGATCTCCTCGCTGCTCTTCGGAGCGACGGACACGGAGCAGGTCATCGCCGCCATCGCGGAAGCTTCGGCTCGTGACGATGTGCGGGCGCTCCTGCTCGACATCGACTCGCCCGGCGGCACGGTGAACGGCACGCCCGAACTTGCTCAAGCCGTGGCCGACGCCACCAGGAGCAAGCCAGTCTATGCGTTCACTTCCGGGCAGATGTGCAGCGCGGCCTACTGGGTCGCTTCGCAATGCGATGCCATCTATGCCACCCCGATTGCGCGCGTTGGTTCCATCGGCGTTCTGCTGCCCGTGGTGGACAGTTCCGAGGCGCTCAAGAACCAAGGCCTGAAGGTGGAGGTCTTCGCTGCGGGCAAATTCAAGAGTGCCGGCACGCCGGGTGTGCCGCTCACCGAAGATCAGCGCACGCTCATCCAGAGCGACATCGAAGAAATCGCCGCCGACTTCAAAGCGGCTGTGCTCGTGCGTGGCCGAAGCATCCCGGATGACGCGATGGAAGGCCAGTCGTTCAGCACGAAGCAGGCGCAGAAGTTCAACCTCGCAGGCACGGCCCGGAATCGCGACGAAGTGCTCGCACGCCTCCGCACCCTGCGCCCGGCGCGAGTTGACACCACCACCCGCTCGATGAAAACCCTCGACGATCAACTCAGTGAAGCGGTCACTCGCATCAGTGCTCTCGAAGCCGCCGCCGCCGCGCACGAATCCCTCATGGCCGACGCCGCCACCCAGCTCAAGGCGGCGCGCTTGGCCCAGCATCAAAACGAAAGCCTGCTCGAAGCTGTGCGCGCTGAGTTCCAGGCGGAGCGCGAATCTCTCAGTGCCAAATTCACCGCTTCGCTCGCCGAAATCGAACGCGCTTCGTTGCGCAACAAAGAACTCGAGGCCCAACTCACCGAGTTGCGCAGCCGCGAACAGGATCTCGAAAAGCGCGCCTCACTGAAAGCCGCGCAGATCGCTGCTGAGATGGGCAGTCCCGTGCCTGCTCGCATCACTCCGCGCGGTGATACTCAGACTGAAGACCTGCTTGCCCGCTTCAAGGCGGTCAACGATCCGCGCGAACAGAGCCGCTTCTGGCGCAGCCTCACCCCGCAGCAGCAGGCCGCCATCCTCAGCGCCCAGGCCTGATCCGCATTTTCACTCAACCACTTCCAACCCCACCGTCCCATGGCCAACACCCTCACCAACGTTAAAGACATCAAGGTCGCGCAGTCCGCGCTTCAGCCCTTTATGGCCGCGCTGCTGCCGATGCGCGCATTCTCCAGCAACTTCTCGCCCGACCCGGCCGACAAGCTCGACACCGTGCGCGTGCCCATCGTCGGCGCGCCCTCACCGGCGAGCGACTTCGCGGGCAGCTACACCGCCGCCGTGGATTCCACGATTGATGTGGTGCCCGTGCAGTTGAACCGGCACAAGTTCAAGACCGTGCATCTCACCGCCCGCGAGGCCGCCGAGACTGCGATCAACGTGCTCGAAAGCCTGGTCGCCAGCGCAGTGAAGCAACTCGCCCAGGACGTGCTGCAGGACATCTTCGGCGAAATCACGGCCGCTAATTACGGCCCGCCTGCGATCAATGCGCTCAGTGCCAGCACCTTCGATTACAAGAAGGTGCTCGGTGTGCGCGAAGCCTGCGCCGTCGCGAAGATGCCGGTGAGTGACCGGTCGCTGGTGCTCGACGGCGCGTTCTTCACCAACCTGCTCGGCGACGACATCGTCGCCAAAAGTTTCATGCCCCCAATCGTGCAGCCGGGCGTGGTCGAAGGCCAGATCCGACGTCTCGCGGGCTTTGATGTCTATGAAACCGTGATCCTGCCAGACAACGGCGAGAAGCTCGTGGGATTCGCTGCGCACCCGAGCTGCCTCGCGGTGGCCATGCGCTACCTGCAACCCGTGGCCGAATACGACGAAGCCGGTGCCGTGACCGATCCGGAGACCGGTCTCACGTTCGGCTACCTGCGCTACACCGAGACGAGCAGCAACCGCGTGTTCATCACGGTGGAATGCCTCTACGGGTTCAAGGTGGCAATCGCCGATGGACTCAAGCGCATCGTGAAACCGTAGCGAACGAGCAGCTCCACGAACCCGCCAACGGCCTCTCCAGCGATGAGCGGAGAGGCCGTTTTGCTGGATAACGCAACCACCAACGCCATGAGCCGCTTCGACGATATTGCCGCCGACATGGCCGAAGTGTTCGGCGAGATCAGCACGCCGATTGAATGGAATGGACACCCCTACCAGGCTGTCATTGCTGATCCATCGGTGCAGCTTGATCTGCAAAGCGGCGGCTTCCTGCCCCAGTCAGACTTTGCAGTGAAGCTGCTGCGTGCTGCACTGCCGACGGTGCCAGTCATTGGCCAAAACGTGAGGATCGAAGGTCTCGCTTATCAGATCAATGGCATTACTGACAAGCCTACCAGTCCTGTGGTCATGCTTCACGTCCAACGCTCATGAACAACAGCGTGATCGAACAAGGCTTGGTCGAATGGCTGCGCGCTGCGGGCGTGACAGCTCCGATTCATGCGGGCACGTCCGCTGAAGTTCTTTCCACCGAAGCACTGACCGTGATCGTGAGCGTGCCCGAAGTTCAGCATGTGATTGGACCACTGCACAAAGCAACGGTCCACCTCATCACTTCAGCGCCCGCGAACGTGACGGAGATTGAAGACTACCGGGCCGTGAGCGCGAACCTGCGCACCGTTGCCGAAACCTGGCAGACCACTGAACTTGCCACGCAGTTGCAATCGGTGGGCATTCAACTCGGCGGCGTTCATATCAGCGACAGCAGCGAGCGCACGGAGGACAACCGCTGGCTGCACACGCTGGCGCTCACGGTTGGCTTGAGCGGTTGACACATTCCGCTGGGCATCATGCCAGCCACTTTCGGAGTTGCCAACACCTTCGGGCTCACGCCTTCTGCGGGCGGCCATGTCCAGGAATCCTCTTCCGAATCGTCCGTCGAAGTCGCCACGATCCGCAATGCCCAAGGCGTCACCGTGAAAGCCGTGCCCAAACCGCTGGTAACGAAGACAGTCTCCATCAAAGGCAAGGGTGATGCAGGGCTGGCTGCCGTGATTGCGGGTAACTTCACCTCGGGTGCCATGCGCGTGACTTCCGCCAAGCAGAGCGAATCCAATGAAGATTTCCCCGACTTTGAACTCACTGGCACCGCCTATTCCAATCTGTCCTGATCATGCCCGTTAATCTCGATAACATCGGCATCCAGTCCGTCGATCTCACGCTCGCTGAGAGCGTGGAGGTCACACGCAAGGTGGACACCAAACCCTTGCTCGACAAGCATGGCCGCTTTGCCGACGGCAAGGCGTTTCATCCCACCATGGAGTTCAGCATGAAGGGACGCGGTGATCTGCCCGCAGGGATTGCTGTAGGCACCAATGACGTGGGCATCGCCAGCATATCTGGCGGCGTCACCATCGTGACCTCGGTCAAGGAAGGTCAGAAGAACGATGACTGGAACACCTGGGAATGCAGCGGCCAGAACTTCCCCAACGCCACCTAGCCATGAAGGAAGGGCAGCAGGTTCAATTCATTCGCGACGATCAAGCGCCGCTCAAGAGCGAGGTGACTTCACTAGTTGCCGCCATGCTCGCATGTGGCTTCAAGTATGCCAGCGACAAGCCATTGCTCGATACCATCGAGGAAGTGAACGGTGCACCGAAACGCAGCGTGACCTGGAGCATGGATGGCTCAGTGAAAGCCGCTTTCAACGACGAGACCATCGACCTAGCTGAATTTCGCCAACGCTTCGAGAATCGCGACTGGTGCCAGACGCATCCTGATCATCCCATCGCCTACCTGCGCGCCTTCAACGACGCACTAAGTTTGTTGCGCACCCAACTCAGGCTGATGAAGCCGCTGATGCTCATCCGCAAGGGTCGCAGCTTTGCCCTCATTCCCCAGGACGCTGATCCTGCCAAGAAAACCGAACTCCTCTCCATGCTATGAAAAAAGACCAACGCTCCACCCTGCTCGAAGCCGCCTTCGCTGAAGGCCCGACCACCATTGGCAATCTCACCCTGCGACCCTTCTCGCTCGGCACGCTCAACCTCTGCCGGCAGTTGAACCTCACGCTGTTCCTCAATGGCGAGACTGAACTGAATGACCAGGAGAAGCAACGGCAGCTCGTCGCCTTTGCGTGGATTCAGGCCGCACCGATGGTCGAAGTGCTCAAGGCGATCCGCAGCGGCAATGCCGCCGACAAGGTGGCAGAGTTCGAGTTCTCGCTCGGCATCGACACCATCCCCATGCTGCTCAAGGAAGTGTCGCGCGTGTCCCAACTCGCCTCCGCTGCTGCGGTGGAAGTCGTGCCCAAGCCCGGCAGCAAAGCCGACGAGGACGCGCCCCCAAACTCTTAGAGCCAGGGTGGACGGCCTCCATCGTGTTCACTCTGGCTCGTGAAACCGGCTGGCCGGAGGCATTTGGGAAGTGTCCGTGTGATCGTTAAAACATAAGTGCGGATGGTTGGCGCTCCAACGACAGGTTGGAGCGGTCTTGAAAGAGAACACAACCAACCATCCGACATGAAA